TTCCTCATCTTTCTTTGAGACTGGTTTTGGCTTATCTGTTTTTGCTACTTGCCCGACTTTTTCAAGCCAAGCCTTGTCCTCGGAAGGAACATCTATAATGTCGCTCATTGTTTAACTCCAACTTGTCATGATTGATACGGACAGTTCTGCTGTAAGCATTTCACCCGCAACACCTGAAAGAACAGTTGGTGCAGATACATTGCCAACACTTATTTTTAATGTAGTTGATTCTGCTAGTTTATTAAACACACCAACTAACATATCTTCAATGCCAATTAGATTGCCTTGGTTATCTAACATTGGCACTATCATTACAATTTTAAAATTAGCCTTAGGTGCAACACTTGAATAGATATTGTTAGAAGGTTCTAAGTAAGGGTCATCTGGTTGTACAATAACTGAATTTGCTATTGGGGTGGCAGGTGGAAAGGCGAATACCTGCCACACCCCTGCGTTCTCTAACGCAGTCGCAAGGGTTGACCTGAGAGTTGTAACGGCAACTGTCATTTAGCCAACCAAGCCATTAGGGGCTAAATGGTTTGCTATTAGCCCACGAACTCTAGCAATTAAGGTATTGCCCATGCGGTAGGGTGAAGGTTGAAAGTCAGGTGATATTCCACCTGCGTTTGATGCTTGTCTTGCTTGCCAGATATCAACTGCAATCATGGCAGCACTTTCTCTAATTTCTGGAACAGTTGCATAATCAACATTTGTTGAAGCAGATATTGTGCCATAAGGTCTTACAACTCTTTTAGTTTCTGCTGATTCATGACTAATAGCATAAGAAATAGAATAATCTGTTATTGCTGTTACTGTCTTGTTACCACCGTTATAGTGTGCCGCTACATTTTCTACTACTACTGTTTCGCCTATTTGTATGTTATGTTTTTGATCTGTATAAAGAGTTGCCAAGGTAGTTGTACACTCTCTAGCAACTGCGTTGTAATCATTAAACCATAGATAGCCTTTAATAATGTTTTCGGCAGCAGAACACACTTCCTCAACTACTGAGTCTGCGTATAAACTTCCAATTCCGAGTAATGTCCTTAACTCTGCCTTGGTAACATAAGTTGCCGCCAATTTATTAACCTTTCTTAAAGTAAAGGGGCGAAGGCTTCCAACGCCCCTTTACGCTTGATTCCTATAGAGGAAAGTTTACGCAACCATCCACTTGTAAGCACCAGCAGCGACCTTGTTTGCAATCGCGCCGTATCCGTAATATGCAACTTGGATTTGTCCAGTTGAAATTAGGTTTGTCTCCAAGCGGTACTTGGTTGACTCAAACCATGTGAAAGATGATGGATTTAAAATAATCATTGAAGCATCACCAGTACCTGAAAGGTAACGAGATACGCGAAGATTTAATCCACCAATGTTACCGCGAACATTTGTAGGTGTTAGATTTCCTGAAGCGTTTTGAGGATTGATTGTCTGAGTGAATACTGCTCGGTTTGAGCCATCTACTAGACCCATCAATGCACCCCATTGCTCTGGAGATACAACAATGTTCTCTGCAAATCCAAGTGTGCCTGAGTAAATAGATACTGCGGCATCTGAAATGAAGTCTTGAATGTTTGCTGCTGACATTGTGCGGTTTCCGCCATCTGTTGCAACTTGAGCAATTACATTTCCTACTGCTGCGTCTGTTGCTTTAGCATAAGCAAACTCCATTTGACGAACTAACTCTGAGAAAAACGCAGGGCTAGATCTGTCCAATAATTCTGTGCTGAAGGTCTGCTGTCCAGCGTACTTTTTCACACTAACTGACAAGAAGGATACATTTTGGTCTGTATCAGATGGGGCTGCGCCTTCTGCTGTCTCTGCAACTGTTGGTGCTTGAGTCAGTTTAGGAATTTCAAATGTCATACCTGCATCTGGAAGTGCTGCTGTTGAAATGCTGTCAATGAAAGGGCGATCAGCATTTGAAAGAGGGTTGATTACCTCAGTTAATTGACGAGTAGGAATTAAACCTGCGTTGTCAGTTGTATCTGCTGCTGCTGCAATGTATTGACGAGCCTCATCATCATTTAAGTATGTTGCACGAAGTGTGTTCTCTAGGAATTTTTCCTTTGTGAACTCAAGGCGTGGCTTTGTGTAAATTGGTGCTGCTACTGTTGGGCGAGAGGCTTCAACCGCAGGGGTCTCTACTACCTCACTTGCAACAGTTGGTTCGGTGTTTGTGTTTTCCACAATTTCCTCATTTTCTGTTTTGGTTTCGGTTGGTTCTGCCTCTGCGCTTGACGCAGCGACTGAAGTAACAGCAGCACTTGAGAAAGCCGCAGCCTGTACTAGGCTGACTTCCATAAGTCTTGCTGCACTAACTCTATAAATGCCATTGGTGTTCTTTCCTTTTAATACTTCTACACCAACGCTTAAACCTGATCTTAAATTTTCTGAAGCCTCAATTAGGCTATCTGTTCCCTTGGTTGTATTGCTAACCTTGAACTCTGCGTAAATACCTGAGTCATCTTCCTCAACCTTTTTCATGCGACCAATAGGCGACTTAGGGTCATGCTCAAGTAATAACTTAACTTTTGCTGGTTCATCAATTTGAATTGAACCTTTTTCAAATATAACTTTGCCAACTGAGGTATTTCCAATTTCGTTTTCAAACGGTACAATTTTTCCAGCAATAATTCTGCGAGACTCTGAAGCCTCTAAATCTGCACTAAAGTTAATTATTTCCATTTGGGCTTAGTTCTTCCATTTCTCTCGCTTGTTCTACGGTTATTAAATCAAGCGCCAACATTTTTTCAATTACTGCTAGGCGCTCTAATGGGTTTGCTCTTAAAAATCCTGAGTCCATGTCAAATGCAACAAATTGTGTGTTAGGGGTCAGATCATCCATTGACAATCTACTTTCCACGCAGGAAATGTAAGGTTGCAAGGATAGTGCAACAAATTGACGGCGCTCATCTTGGACATTGGCATAAGTCATAGAATTATTCATGTCTGCTGAAATGTAGTAGGCAGGAACATTACACAATCTTGCAATTTGAGTAGCCATGTACTGCAAACTGTCATTGTAGGTCATGTCCTTAGGGCTAAATGCAGTTGGTTGAAATTCTAATGAACTTGTTAAGTATGCAGTCGCTCTTTCTGATCTACTTCTGCGCCATGCTGCTAATAATCCTGCAACTTCTTTTTCACCAAGGTCAGCACCATTATTTTTTAAAATACCAGCAGGGGTTGGTGCGCTCGCTGCGTTTGCTGCCGCTTTTTCTAAATCAATGGCTGCTCTCAAAATTCTTGAGCCAGCATGTAAAATTCCATCAATAGGTGACTGGAAGGTGATTAAACTTCCAATACCAGTCATAGGTCTTTCAACGCCATCTACGGTGTAAAAATCTACAAATGTGTTATTTTTATTTAATTGAACTTGAACTCTAGTATTATTTACAAAATCAAATCTTGCAGGGCGGTTATCATCTTGATAAACCTCTGTAACCTCTAAATACGCTGTACCGTAGAAAATTAACGCATCTACTAAAGCGGTTACAATAACTGAGTTGGGTGCTGATTTAGATAACTGCTTGATCCAAGGTAAATTAGGTAATTCTTCGTAAGTTGCCTTTGAGTAAGTATTTAATTCCATCACACCGATTGTTGTGGCAATAAGATTACGGCAACGCATTACAGCGGGAACGGATATTGCTTCTGCTCTACTGACAGATTGAAATGGTGTGAACTGAGAATAGTAAGTAAAAGGGTCAACTACTACTGGCGGGGCTAATTCCGCCTTAATGTCAGTTTTTGGTGATAAGCCTACTAAATCGCGGAAAAATCCCATTAGATAATTATATCACCGTTTTAAACAAATATCTTAGGTATTGAGATAGGTTTGCTCAACATGTGGACACACATTGCTGTTGAAATGGCAATGGTTACATCCCCAGCGGATTTACGGCGGATGATTCTCCAACCAGCATCATTAGTTTTAGCAGCGCAGTTATTCATAGAAGATACCCACTCTGGTTGACCTGAGTGAACTAACCTAAGATTGCTAAGACTGTCAGCAAGTTCCCCGCAAGCCTGATAAAACGCCTGTCCAGATATATCAATCATTTTATGACCTGATTGCTCTAATTTTTGGGCAATAGAGGCGGTTGCATATTTATCGTAAGCAATTTGAACTGGTCGGTACTTCATAGCCCAATCATGAATTGAACTAGCCATTTTAACTTCATCTATTGCTACTTCAGAACTGAAGGTCTCCATAACACCTACACCGATTTTGCCATCTATTATTTGAGCAGCCACTAAAGCACCTGATCTTTTACTTGGGCTTACATCAAATGCCATAACTGTCATTGCCCCTACTGGTAATACCAATTCTGATACTGAGGTTGCCTCAATGCTTCCAAAAGTCCAAGGGCTAACTTGCGAGTCAATCCACATACATAAAGTTTCAGTTAATGTGGCTTCAATAGAGTTAGTTGCAATTGATTCTTCTATTGCTTCCTCAGTTACGGTATATCCGAGGGCAGGATTAGCCATTGCCCAAAATTTACGGTTTCTTATATCTTGCCTTGCAGCCAATGGTGCTGAATACTCCCAAAAGCCAAAAGTCTTAGAAGGGTAATCCATTGCTCGTTCTCTCAAATCATTTAATACTGTACTAAAAGCATCTCCAGCATTTGAGGTTAATAATGTTTGAGAATTTGGTCTTGCCCTAGTAATCGGTACTGCCGCTTTAAACGCTTCCTCGCTTATTTCGCGTACCTCATCAATATAAAGTAAATCAGCGCTCTTTCCGCGGCTACCGTCTCTAGTCGCTGCAACAATCTCATAGCGAGCGCCGTTAAGTAATGTTATTGATTCTTGACCATTAGCGTATCTAATGCGCCTAACCTGCGCTTTTAGAAAATCATTATCCTCAATAGTGTTGGCAACCTGTCTAAAGGTATCTAATGCCATGTTTCTATTAGAAGACATTGCAACAATGTTCTTTTCTCCAAAAAGGAAAAGACCAGCCAAGATACGCATACGAGCAAGGTGAGTCTTACCCTGTTGTCTGGCTACCAGTAAGAGGTTTGTTTTGCGTATGAAATTATTGTCATTATTTACTGACAACATGTCAGAAAGTACATAATGCTGCCAAGGAAGTAACGGCATCCCAATTTTCTCTGCTAACTCAGCCACCTCTGCAATTCGTGAGCCAGTTTTCAGCGGCGGTGTAGAAATTCTTGGTTTTATGTTTCCTAATATGGGTTTTTTTGTTAGCCCTCGTTGCGCTGGTTTGCGTTTGGCTTTAATTGGTTTTTCGTTGACTGTCATGGCTTTTGAAAAGGCGACAAAGGTCGTGTGATCTGCGTCTCAGGGAGAGAA